CTATTTTTTGATCGATGACATCTATCTTATCTGAATTTTCTAGTTTAGATCTTAACGCTTCAGCTTTTCTTTTTTCATTCAAACCAAAAGTTTCTTTGTTTTGCTTTTTAGTTTTGCCGTTTACCTGGTAAACAACTTGAACGCATAGTTTTTTACCACCAGCTCTATCAACAGTAACAACTTGAACTTTCATTAATGAGTTACTCCTTCATGTTTTTTTAATTTTTTGTATGGATCTTTATTAAAAACAAAGTCGTTATCTTCCTTAACTCCTTTAACAAAATCAGCTAAAGGGTATTGCTGTTGCTCACTCCAGGTATTTCTTTTTGGAGTATATTTTCTATCAACAATATTAAACATTGTATCAACCCAATAAACTCCGTTGTCGTAATTATCACAATCAAGTTTATCAAGAGTGTTAACTCCAACGCTTAATGTACCTGGAAAACAATTACAGATTATTTGAGTTAATCTTGCTAATCCATAACTTCCAGATCTTATTCCATAGTCTTTTGCGGTTTGTAAAAAACCTTCTACGCTGTCTCTACCTCCATTCCAATGAAGATATATTCCAACGCTATTTTTATTTTGATTGCCATGTTCATCTGTAAAAGCAATCACAGCTCTATTTCCCATTAAGCAGCCTCCTGGGTTGGTTGATAAACTAATTGAGAATTAAAAACTTCTCCAACAAAATGATGTTGCTTTAATTTTTTTAAATTCTTAAACCAAGCAACCATAACAGACAAATCATTATTCATTTTGTAAGTTGTAGTTTTTAATTTTAAATGGATCTTACCAACAAAGTTATAGTTATGAGATCCAGTAAAAAATTTACCAACAAAACAATTTAACCATTTACCCTTATCGGTATTGTTAGAAATCTTTGGTACTTTGTATTCGCAATCTTTTTTGTGATTGCTGTAACCAGTATTAAGATTTTTTTGAAATGTAACTATCAAGCAGCCTCCAATGTTAAAGGTTTAACAAATTTTTTATGCTCATCAAAACTAACATCACACAATAAAGTTCCGTACTTGTCTCCAGCATACAAACATAATCTTTGCTCAACTTCATTGTGAGGAAAAGAAAAAGAGACAACAGCAACAACTTTGCCATCAGCTTTAAGATCTTTGATTGTTTGAACTGGGATGTTTTGATTTCTACCCATCGAGATAGATTTTTTATTAACTTTTTCTAAATCAGTCATACTGATTACTTGGTATGTTTTACCCATTGATTGCTCCTTTGGTTTTTTATCCCACCAAAGCAAAGTCTTACCGATAACTTTGGATGACTTGTTTTTTTGTGGAAGGATTTTTTGTGTAAAGTATTTCTCTAATGCAGAGTAGGTAGCGAACTTTTTTTTCTGAAAGTTTTTAACCATATAAAATATATAATTACCAATTTGGTAATAGTCAAGATATTATTTTGCCATAAAGGTAACTTTATTTAGGCGTAGGAAGGGTATTACTAAAGTTAATTAGTTTATAATAGTTCTAAAGTAAGATAATTACGCTTGTATCTTACTTTGTTCGTCTTGCAGTTGGATCACGTCAATTAATTTTGCGTGAGCTGTCTTTGACAACGCTGCAATACCTGGAGGATATTTGCCTCCATTTTTAGTTTTAAGTCTCGTTATCTTTGCGTTTAGAGACTTCCTCTCTTTTTCTTTTTCCTGGATCTTTTGTTCCAGATGAGAGTAATGGGTTATCGCCATTGTTTACCTCTTTTATCCTAACGAACTCAAAGCTGACAGTTTTACTATCAACTTCATAAACAGCAGCATCGCTAGGTATAGTTTGTTTATGAGCTGCCGAAACGGAAGGGAAGATTTCTTTAACTGTAAAGTTAGCACTTCCATTCCAGAATTTTTCAATTTTTTTAGTCATTTGGATAATCTCGTTCTAAAATTATTTTTAAATAATGGATTGCCTTTTTGATGTCGTCTGCTTTATTTTTATTTTGATGTCGGCACACATATTTTACAACATTTCCTTCAGCAAACAATAGTTTATTTTCACTTATAAAATAAGCTGGTTCCACTTTCATTTTTTTATAATGATCTCCCTGGATCTGCTCGTTCAAACATTCATAATTAAATTCTTTAAAAATATCTGGATGCGTCATTGCTTTATTATTTGAATGCTTCTTGCTTTTCCTGGTAATCTTTTTATCCATTTTCTATCTTCTAACTGGCTTACTCTTTTGTTAATCGAATTTTTTGATTTTAAACCTACCGCCATCTTCATTTCTTCATAAGATGGCGATATGTTTTTCTTTGCAATATAGTTTTTAATAAACTTAAAAAGTTTAAGTTGCTTTGCAGTTAAACCATATTGATCCATTTGGTATTACCAGGGAGCTTCTTCAAGAGCTGGAGCTGCTGGTTGCGCTGGTGCGCCATTACCAGTACCCGTTTTCTTGATGGTAATCTTTAAAGATTTATCTTCCTGGATATAAGCAGATGCTTCCATCCATACTCCGTCAATAGTAAAGTTTTTTCTATACGGCTTACCCGTTTTTTGATTAACTTTCTCACTATCTGTTAAGATAAGATCTGGTCTATTTTTAGTAGATGGATCTTGCGGATTTTTATCTCCGTTTCTTTTCAAACTAAATGTAGCCACCCAGTTTGGATCTTGTGGTTTTTTAAAATCAGCCATATATATTTATCCTTTCGTAAATTGCTGGTTTCTATCTACAAAGGCTTTTTTTAATTTTTCAAACCTAGGTAAATTTTGTGTTTTAAGCTCTGTTAAAAATTTTTTATTTTGACTTTTTAACTGCTCTAAATTTGCTTGGTGCGTACACGTCTTAATTCTTTGTTCAATAATATCTGCGTGATCTAATTTAATACCCGTGTTCTCATTGTTGTTTGGTTTCTCGTTTGGCATTTCTTCAGACGAATACACGTTGCCGTGAATACCTAATGCTTTTAAGATTGCACGATCCACAGCTCGTTTTTCTGCAATCGCTATTGGATATTCAAACTGATTATTTTTAGGAGAGGCTTCTCCGAGTGTTGTAAATTTTTTAGTATTATGTAACGCAACAGCTTTTACAACTGCTACATCTTTTGCTAAATCACAATGTACTAATTCTATATTTGTTTCTATATTATAATGCTGGGCCAATCCTTCTACTTCCAAATGTTTTATAATCCATTTGCCAGGCTTAAACTCCCACATACCACCATTGGTTTTTAATCTTTTAAGATAACTTTCAAGTGAAATTAAATTGATGACTTTACCCATTTATATTCTCTTTCGCATAGCCAGAGTTTGAATGAAGGTAAAAGAATACTGCTGTATTAAAACCTTTGTCGTGCATCGCTACATCGACACTCTGGCTATATTTAACGAAACCTATAACACCTAAAGAGAGAGCTAAAACTATTCCCACAAGGAGCAATCGATGTTTCAAATAGTTTTTTTTTGGTTTCGCTAAATGTCGGTTCAGCAGCCATGGCTGTAAATTCATAACTAATGGATCTGCTTTAATTTCTTTCATGCTAACCCCCATAGTTTCATTGCAATATCTTTATGTTCTCCCATACCTTTCCAAAAAAAGTGGTTAAAGTCTGGAGCTATATCTTGATGCCAGGTAGTTTTACCCGCATGATTTTCCATTACTCTTTCTCTACGTTTAGCAACCATAGTTAATCTATTAAGATGTTTTTTTAGATTTTCTGGTTTCATTGCCTCGCAATTTTCTGGAGTAAAAATATTGTAGTGTTCTTCATTCATTACAAATAAATGAGGTTTCTTTTTTTCTTCATTTGCAAAATAATAAAAAGCTACCTGGGATAAATGCTCATCAAATCCTAAATAATCTTCTTCTATTTTTGGTAATGAATAATTAGATGTACCATCTTTTCTCGGTCTATTTTTTTTACGCCATTTAGTTTTAAGTTCTATAAAATTATTTTCATCTTCCAGATCTATTCTACCTATCGTTGGAAGAATGCAGCCATCTAAAGTTAAAGCAACAGATCTTTCACATTCAATAGGGGAGGTTAAATTAATTTCTCTTAAACCAGTTTTTAATGTTTGAAATGCTTTGGCTAAACCTAATCGATTAACATCGTGTTGAGCCTTATCTATGTCATCTGCGGGTTCATATAAATTAAATTTATCTAAAATTTTATCAAATATTTTTCTTTGCGGTGGGATCTCTTTTTTAACTAATCCTTTACCAACTTCATGCTGCCATAAAAAATTACCAAATACTAATTGAGCTAGATCTCCAATACAAACTCCAGAAAACATTTTAGAATTAATTGGTAAAGCTCTACGTTGTTCCTGGGTTAAGTATAAATATTTATAACTCCATATATCATCTGCTGCGTTAAGCTGCGATGGCGACCAATGGTTCAATTTATATAGCTCTACCCACTCTGGTAGATCTTTTATATTGTCTAAAAAATTATCATTATCCATATCAACTAAACTTTATTGGAACGATTTTAGAACAAAATTAGTCTTATTGGCAAACATTATTACCAAAAATGTTTAACCTCTGGTTGTGAAGATTGGGGATAATTAAGTATTTAAATTAAATTTTGGAAAAAAAGACATTTTTTTTGGCGCACAAACTTTAATCCATTCTGGCGGAATGCCAATAGATTTTTTATTAAATGGTAAATTAGTTTTAGGGTGTAATAAATCTAATGTGTAGTTAGGTGTGGTTTCATTAATTTTAACTAAAGCAACAATAGGAGTGCAACCTTCTTTAGCTGCTTTATTGTTTGGTTCTAAATAACAAATTTTATTAATACTATCTTCATGGAAACCTTCATAATTATTTTT